AGGCCCAGGCTGGTGAGGAAAAGCTTAGCCTTGGTGTTCCAAAGCCCTTGGCAGATCGTGGCATAACTCAAGAGCATATCGACCTGTTCAAGGACATGCGGGCCAAGCGAGACCGGGTTGAGGAAGATACTGAGTTTGCCACCAGATCAGAAAAAATTGCTGCAACCAGAGCTTTTAATAAGTTCTTTAACAAAATTGCTCCGCTTGGGGAACAGAAAATCACCCTAAACCACATTGGAAACTTTGTTAACTTGCAGAAATTGCCCCCGGACGTTATTGTTCCTCCGGCTGATGCTGAAGAAGTAAACCTTGCCAAGGAGTACGCCAAAGAAAACGGCATAGCTCCTTATGTAAACGAAGGGCTGCATGATTTGCCTTTGGATACTTCCAAAGACAAAACCAAGTTCTCAATTAAGACAGTCGATAAGTTTGGCTTTGACCCGGTAAACAACATTCCGTTAAACAAGAACGGTACAGTTACTCTTTACTACCACACGACAAAAGCCAAAGCCCTGGCTATAAACAAGTCCAAGGTTATCAAGTCTGATGGCAAGCCCCGCATCTACCTGACCAATGAGTCCAGTGGCGGCGCTGTGCTTACTGACCGGGGCAACATGGATCAAGACTTGGACGGCAGTGCTGTCCTTGTCAATGTGAACCCTGACCTAGTCCAGAAAGATGTGGACTACGAAACTGGCCGGGTTGACTTCTTCATCCCGTTAACAGAGGGTGAGTTCTTTGCCAAGAAAATGCAGATGGCTTCTATACAAGCCTCACGCAAGAAAGCACTGACAACCAACTTCTCCTTTGGGGCTTTAGAAGACCGCATTACCAACGCTCTTACGGACTACTACAAACTGTCCCCGCAAGATAAGCGGGTAAAGCTTAATGAAGCCAAAGCTGTCTTAAAGTCCCAGCACAACATAGGTACGTTGCTCAGCGAGAATGGTAAGCTTCAAAAGACCCGGATTGGTGACTACGGCTTAAAGTATGAGGGTAACAGCGTTGCCTCTATGGGCCTTGGCCTAGCTGCGGCTCAGAAGATCAGCGAGAAGATCAGCACATGCCCCAACTCCGCTATCTGCGAAGGCTTGTGCCTGGGTGAAACATCAGGTGGTAACTTACTCTATGGTGGCGCAGCAGAAGCTGACGTAGGCGGCATAGAGAAGAGCGCCTTCAGGGCTGGTCCCCGTATGGCTCAGTACTTAAAGACTGAGGCTATGATCATCCACCCGGAAGAGTTTGCCATCCTCCTTGACCATGAGATCAACTTGTTGGAGAAGTGGGCAGCTAAGCCTACCGAGACCAAGAAGAACCCCGAGACTGGGAAGCGGGAAACTATCGAGAAGGAGATCTACACTCCGGCTATCCGTTTAAACGTCACCTCTGACTTCAAGCCCAGCATTTGGACTGCGCTGATCGAGGGGCACCCTGACACTGAGTTCTACGACTACACCAAGTTAAACGGCAACTCAATCGCTCAGAACCATCACCTGACCTATAGCTCTACGGGTGTGTCTCAGGTTGTCAATGGGGAAGAGATCGTCAACGAGCATAGCAACTGGGCTTCGATGAAGGGCCGGTTGGATCGTGGGTTTAACGTCGCTATGGCGTTTACCACGCGGAACGTTATGCCCAAGGCTCTGTTTGATGAAGAGTCGGGCAAGACTTACGAAGTTTGGGATGGCGATAACTACGATGCTCGTTTCCTAGACCCCAAGAGCGATACCGGGCAGGGGATGATCGTTGGCCTAACCAACAAGGACTTCAACTCCAACCGCACAGAAGCTCTAGAGAAGGGCGCAGCCAAGAAGACTGATGGCTTCTTTGTTGACTACGATCCCAAGCAGGGCGATACCGTCACCATCCTAGACCAGAGTAAGTTTAAACAAGCAATTGTTCAGCGTAAGGCTGAGAAGCGGGCAGAGAAAGAAGCCCCCGTTGCTATGCCGACTAGCCGGAAGGAGAAGCTCAGCCTTCGTGCCCCCGACACCAAAGAGTTTAAACAGTGGTTTGGTGATAGCAAGGTAGTGAATAGCAACGGTGAGCCGTTAGTTGTTTACCACTACTCTCCAAAATCAAATGGCTTGTTTAATGAGTTTGACAAAAAAAGAATAACCTCCAATGATCAAGACGCACCTTACAATGGGTTCTGGTTTTCCGGGAAACCCGAGGAGGACATGCCACGCGGTACTGTCCGCGCATTCTATATAGCACTTAAAAATCCCGCTTCGGCAGAACAGGGTTACCGGGTTGCTCGTAAAATTGAAAACAATTACGATTTAAACCCAAAATACAAAGCTGCTAATTCTTTGCAAGATGCGGTGCGTATTGAGCTTGCTTCACAGGGGTTTGACGGAATTATCCACTACACCCCAGAGGAATCTTCGGGGAGCGGGGGTACTTGGATAGCTTTTGAACCCAACCAAATCAAGTCTGCCACTGAAAACATAGGCACATACGACAGGGAAAGCCCTGATATCAGGTATAGCCTGCGTGCGCCCGACACTAAAGAATTTAAACAGTTCTTTGGTGATAGTAAAGTTGTGGATGAGAACGGTGAGCCTTTAGTTGTTTATCATGGGACAAAAGACGACTTTAATGAGTTCATTATTGGCAAAAAAGCAAACCGTGCCAATAACCCTGACGGGTTCTATTTCACATCAAGCGCAACTGAAGCTTCAGAATACGCAATTAAACGCAGCAAAGGCGAAGAAAACGGTAGCGTAATGCCTGTTTTCTTGCACATTAAAAACCCGTTTGTGAGCGATAGTCCTGTAAATCAGGCAATGATTAAGCAGTTTGAAAAGGAGTTAAGAAACGACAACCCAGGTCTTGGTGATGATTGGATAAATGAAAAACTAAAAAGTTTTAAAGAAAACAGCAGCAGGAAAAGCCGTTGGTTCCCCGAAATATTCCCAAACATTACGTTCCCTACAGATGCAAAAACCCGCGTGTTGGAAGCGGGAGGGTACGATGGGTTTAGAGACGGCGGCAATCATTGGATGGCCGTTAATCCCAATCAAGTAAAGTCTGCCACTGGAAACATAGGCACATACTCCAAAGAAAACCCGGACATCAGGTATAGCCTCCGCACAGCTTTTGGGGAAGCCGCCACCATTGGCCCCAAGATGGACGGGAAGTTCCTTGAGCGGATCAAGAACATCCGCAGCCAGATTGGGGAGGCGTACACTTCAGGCGAGATAACGTTTGATGAGTATCGTGAACGGTATGACAAGACAAATGAGGACTACGTTGCTGCCTTAAGGCTCCAGCAGAAGCTTGATGAGTCATCTGCTGCAACAAGCCTTGAAGAGGTGTTCCCTGGGTTTACCTACATCCCAATTGGTACAAAAGTACTTGCCGTTGCTGGGCGGTACACAGAGCCCACCAGAGCCACTGTTGTAGGCAGCATTGATGTCCGAGTTGGTGAGCGAGCGTACAAGTCTCCCGTTGTTGACTTCGGGGATGGCAAACACCGCAAGATTGGTTTAAACGACATAAAGGAAGTGTTCCTTCCTAGGCCCACCAAGTTCAGCCTGCGTACCAACTTAAACCCAGCCATATCCGCAGCTATTGACCGCACGGTGACTCACCGTATTGAAGAGGGCTGGGCTGCTGGGATTCTTAAATCCCTGTCTCCTAAGAACTTCTCTGAGTACCGTCAGGTCTGGTTAAACAGGTACAACCAGCTTGGTGTCTATGACAAGATGCGGGCCGATAGGATGGGCGGGTTCGGGCTCCTTGCAGATGCAAGCTCAGAAGCTGCTGCCATGATGTCCGATTACGGAGCAGGCTTGACCGCTGCTGTGTTTGCCAAGAACGGTGGAGTGCCTGTTTACGCTAACGGCATGACCACCATCAGCAATTTAAACGGGTCAATCAAAGCCCCGCTGGAGATCTTTGCCCCCCTGTTGAAATTAGGTAACGGTGACCCGTACATCTACAGCATGTATCAGTTCTGGGCTGGCGTAAAGCGTGGCACTCACATAATGAAGTCTGCTACCAACCCGGCAGGCACGGAGGTTAACTTCACCCCTGCGGACATAGCCAAAGCCGCAGACTTGGAGCGACAGTACCCTGAGTTTGTAACCATCCAGAAGGACTGGATCAAGTATAACAATCAGCTATCCAAGTACTTGGTTGACACTGGAGTTATCAGCGGTAAGGCTAGAGCCGATTGGATCAAGTACGCAGACTACATTCCGTTCTACCGTCAGATGGATGATGAGCAAACCCTTGGGCCTAAGTTGTTCCAGTCCCTCACAGGGGTCAAGCCGCCTAAGACCCGTAAGGGTGAGTCCACCGTTCAGCTTTCTGACTTCCTTGAGACCATCATCAGGAACACGCAGTCTGCGATCCAGATGGGGATCAAGAACACAGCAGGCCAGAAGGCAGTAACTGTAGCTCTCAGTTTAAACAACGTTGGAAAGACCGATGTCCTTGAGCCGCTTAACTACGTCTCCACAGGGCTGGACTCCATCACGATCCTTGTAAACGGTCAGAAGAAGTCCTTCCGTTCAAATGACCGCCTTTGGCTCCAAGCGGTGACAAGTTTAAACCTGCCTGATGTCCCGTTCATGGGGCTCTTTTCCAAGCCTGCTCAGTTGCTTCGTACCCTTGTGACCAAAGAGCCTGGGTTCATGCTAGCTAACATGATCCGGGATTCAATGTCTGCGCATGTCACTTCCGGCGTGAATGGTGTAAACCCAGCCTCCACCCTTATTAACTTCGCAGCAGCTATAGCTGGTAAGTCTCCTGAGTTCCAAGCTCTGTTTAACGCAGGCATCCTGGGTGGGCATGAGTACTCCAAGGACATCATCCAAAGCGGGAGCAAGTTTGCCAGTGACTTGCGTAAAACCTCCGGCTACAGGACTGCAACCGAGAAGATGTTCAGCCCTGTGACTGGGCTCTGGGATGCCCTTGAGACGGGCACTACAGCCTCTGATGCGGCAACCCGGATGCAGGTCTATAAGGAGGTCTTAGCTCAGACTGGTAACGAAACAGAAGCCATCTACCGTGCTGTTGAGGTGATGAACTTCAACCGCAAGGGTAACTCTGCCATCGTCCGTGTCCTGACTGCTGCTATCCCATTTTTGAACGCTCGCATACAAGGCCTGGATGTTTTCTACCGAGCGGCGTTTGGCAAGGGGACCAACCAGCGAAACGCAGATGCAATCCAGAAGCAGTTCTTCATCCGTGGTGCAACCATGATGGCGATATCTTGCATGTACTGGGCCTTGACGCATGATGATGACGACTACAAAAAGCAGGAGCAGGAAACCAAAGACAACTACTGGCTTCTGCCGTCGCTGGGCATAAAGCTCCCCATCCCGTTTGAGGTCGGTGTTCTGTTTAAAGTGATCCCGGAACGGATCATGGCGGTTACCTTTGGTAAGGACACGAACAAGGACTTCACTGAATCGATGACCCGCCAGCTAGTCAACACGTTTGCGTTTAACCCAATCCCACAGGTGTTTAAACCCATAGTTGAGTACACGACAAACTACAACTTCTTCACAGGCAGGCCTATCGTTGGGCAAGGCATGGAAGGTGTTGAGTCCGGTTACCAGACTGGGCCAAACACATCTGCGATTGCTGCGGACATAGGTAAGGCCACAGGCCTGTCACCGATGAAAGTTGACCAGCTAGTAGGTGGATTCACAGGTACTATGGGCATGTACGCCTTCAGCCTCATGGACTCCATCTACAAGTTAAACAGTGACTCCACAGATGCGTCTAAACGGTTTGAGCAGAGCCCGGTCATCAAGAGGTTCCTGCTTGACCCTGAAGCGCGGGGGACAGTCACAGCCTACTACGAGACCAAGAACGCAACTGACGCAGTGGTAAGGACAGCAGGGCTCTTAGAGCGCACCATGAACTACAAGGAGTGGGCTCCGTACTACAAAGAAAACATCAAGATGATAGCCACCAATGACTATCTACTTGACCTTGAGAAGTCCATGAAAAATTTCCGGGAAATGAAGATGATTATCCGGGCTTCCAAGATGAGTCCTGACGAGAAGCGTGATGCTCTTTTAAACGTCACCAAGGCAGAAAACAAACTGACCTCCAACATTCAGGTCATCAAGAAGAACATAGACTAAGCAGCCCGTTATCGAACAGCCATCCAATGGTCTTACGGTGAGCCTCTTCCCAGATCTCAACCCGTTCGGCCTTGGACAGCTTACTGCCTTGGTCTATTTCAAAGTGACAAGTAAAGCAGAGGGCAGCGATCCTATAGTCCTGCGCCTTTAAACCTCTGCCTTTACCGTCCCGTAGCTGGTTGGAGTGCGCAGCTACTACAGTCCCGTCACTTACCCCGCAGTGTTGGCAGGGGGACAGGCGTACTGTCTTTAGAAGATGCGTGTTCCTGTACAAGGATTTGCTCCAGGGTTGTGAACCTGTGCCCGTTATAGCACGTTCTTCTTCTCAAGATTCCGGGCTCTGTAACCCTTGTTCGTAGGACTTGGTTCTGTTCTATCTTACAGACTGGACATTTCACTAGGAGCCCAGGTTTTCTCTGCCAGTGCCTTGGCGCACTCTGGTTGCTCACAGAAGTAGGAGCAGTTCTCTGCCTCTATCCTGCCCTTGTACTTGTGCTTTAAATTCTTTAGCTCCATCCGGAGGCTGATGTTGGCAAGCTTTAAATCTAGTATTTCAAGATCAGTCATGTTTGTCCTTTGGTGCCTGAGACCGGGGTCGAACCGGTAAGCCGTGAGGCGAGGGATTTTAAGTCCCTAGTGTTTACCAATTTCACCACTCAGGCAGGGGGGATGTGTACCATCCACATCTAGCAGTGTTTGTGCTATGTCATCAACCAAGCGGCGCTAACCCGCTACACGGCACACATCCCTTATACGAAGTCTGCGTACTGCCAGACACTGTTTGGAGCGTTTACATTGATGCTCCTGGCGTTCTTCTTGTCGCCTACTATGTGAGCAGAAGGCCATTTGCCTAGCGTTAATTTTACTACTGCTCGCTTCTTTGGTTCACGCTTGTGATAAGCAACCCTCTTGAGAAGTCGGGTTCTATCTGCTGCATTTAAACGCAGAGCATCATAGAACTGGGGGTCTACCCAGGTTGCCCCGGACAGCTTTAAGACCCCAAGCTGGCGGCTGATGGCTAGTAGTCTGTTTGTCTTGTCCTTGCTGACCTTCATAAGCTCTGCTATGGCAGTGCAGCGCAGGCCTTCTGGCAGGCCTAGGACAAAGGAAGCGCAGCGGGCAATGTCCGGGTTATCGTGTTTGATCTGGGTCATTACACACACTGCGTCATATAGTCTAAATACCACGCCGCTTTTTCGATGGACTCTTTGCCCCCCTTGTGCCGTTCCCGCCAGATGTATTTCATGGCGTTGCCCTTGCAGTAGCCCCGAAACTCTTCCTCAGTCAGCGCTGACTGGATCGCCTCGATGCACTCAATCGCCCCTTGCTTGTAGTGCGGTGGGTTATTTACGTTGTCAGTCATTTTCCGTCGTCCGTCATTGAGTTGATGTGTCGGATTGCACAGTCGTAGTGACGCGGACCAAACGTCCAGCACTCCGGCCCGTGCGTACCGATGTGGCCTTCTCGGGCATCTTGGTATTTTAGTTCTCGCTTTAGGCGTTCGTTCTCTGCTAAAGCATCGCCTAGCAGAAGGTCTAGCTTGCGTTCGGTTTCAGTCATCTCACCCTT